ACAAGACCTAATTGTAGGTGTAAAGTAAAATATTTTGTTAGAAAATGAGTTAGTAACGTTATTACTATTTCGTTAAAAAATAATTATTCTTATATTATCCAATAACCATTGTTAAGTTATGTCTGACGATAATATGATTAAATTGTGGATGCCTATTGTAAAATCCAAGAATGGAGGATACAAAGCAATCCTATCTGATACAAGCATTGACCGTGATAACGAGTTTATGAGTAAACAATTATTAAACAAATGGTGTGGAGACATTAACAAGTATATACCATTGTTAAAAGACCATAAGAATCTTATGGATAATCTTATTGGTCATTGGGAGAGTCCTAGAGTAATTACTGGTGTTAATGGAGAAGACCACGCACTTACTGCTATTCCTAAATTTTATGATGGGGACCCTGAAGCTGAGAAAATAAAGAATAAACTAAATCAGGGAGCAAGGATTGGAGTTAGCATCGGTGCTATACCAAAAGCAAGTAAGATGGTTAAGAGATTCGGTGAAGAGTACAAGATGTGGACTGAGGCAGAACTTGTAGAAGCTAGTTTCACACCAATAGGAAGTAATCGAAATAGTTATGTAAATATTGCTAAAAGTTATGACTTAGAAAAGAAACCTAATCCTAAAAAGGAAGAAGAGGAAGAGGCAGAAGAAGACGAAACAAAAAAGAAACCAAAGAAAAATAATGATAAAAAGAAAATAAAGAGCGATAATATGGAAAACGAAGAAGTAAAAACTGAAGTAAAAGAAGCTTCATTAGAGACTAAAATACTAGAAGAACTAAAGAAAATCAACGATAGAGTTGATAGTATTGAAAAATCTAAAGAAGAGATTAAAGCACCTGTTGAAGAGAAAGTAGATAGGAGAGCTGAATTGAAAGCATTAGCATCAACACAAGTACAAAAGAACGTTGATATTAATGAGAAGATTATTGAGAAGGAAAGTTTCTCTTTAAGTGATATGTTGTCTATCAGTCACACAGGTAAGACATACGATATGTTAAAATAAAGGAGTTAGAAAATAATGGCACAATTCGGAAATGGAAATTATAATGCTTCAACATTTGATGAAGTATTTAGTAAATACGGAATATATGAAAACCAAGTATACGCTGGTGGATTAGAGAAATCAGAGTATGAATACAAGTTAAAGAACCTAAAAAGTTCTAACAAAGCATTCAATCAATACTTGAAGAAAGATAGAGGAACAACTACAAGCGAGTATGCTAGTGGTACTAGTTATTCATCCACAAGTGGAAGTTTACCAACACTATTACCAATATATGTTAGTCCTGATATAATCAGCTTGTCACAAAAAGCAAGTCCGTTATATGAGATGCTACCAAAACAAGCAGTTCGTGGGAAATTCTATGATTGGAATACTTCACAGTTCGCTAGTACTAATGCACAATTCTTACCAGAAGGAGCAGCTTTACCAGTAACTGATGATACATTCAGTAGACTAACTAAACAAGTTAAATATTGTTACGCAGTAGGTGCAGTAACTGGTCCTATGCAAGTTCATGCTAGGGGATATATTGACATGGAAAGAGAAGAAATCATGAATAAGACTAGGCAATTAATCCAAAAGATTGAGAACGAGATAGTCGATGGTGCAACTAGTTCTAACCAATACGGTTTCAACGGTCTTGGTGCAGAAATATCTACAAACAGTACAGCTGTTAATGGAGCATTAAGTATTAGTGCAATGCGTACTATGATTAGGCAATGTACTCACGGTGGAACAAGTCAATCAGATACTGTTGGTGGAATGAGACCAAACATGATGATAGGTGGATTAGCAGTCGGAGACGATTTAAAAGCTCTATACCAATCATATATTAGATACAATGAACCAGTAGTTTTGAGTTTCGGTTACACAGCAACTGAGTTTGAAGGAATACCATTCATACCAAGTACTTTTATGACAGATACATCTTCTAGTAAAGTATTATATTTCATTAATACTAGAGTAGTTAGGATGGGTATAGCACAAGATATAACTTTTGAAAGACTTGCAAAGACTGATGATAGTAACAAGTTTATGATTAAGTGGTATGGTGTATTGTTAGTTCTAGCAGAACAGTTTTGTGGAGAATTAACATCAATTACTTAGGAAGTGATTTGATATGACTGAGCTTTTGAGTACTTGTACAGTATACAAATCTGTTAATGGGGATACTAAGACTTTAATCTTAGTTACTCCAGCAACAGCAGAGTCTAATGATACAATAGATTTGAATAGTGATAGTGCAAGTAGCAATATTAGAACAATCTTGAACACTTTAGTTCAAGATGATGCAGGTGCAGACAAGGATGCAACTTGGGACCCAGATACTGGGATTATAACATTAGGAACCCTGGTAACAGGGATACATAATGTTTTAGTAGAAGGAATATAAGGTGAAAAAAATATGACAGATATTACAGACGATTGTACGTTTTACAAATCGGTTAATGGAGACATTAAGAAATTGATAATAGTAACACCAGCAACAGCAGCTACAAGCGATACAATAGATTTGTATAGTGATAGCGTTGCTAGTACTATGAGAACAATCTTGAACAGTTTAGCTCAAGATGATGTAGGAGCAGACGTAACAAGTACGTGGGTTCCAAGCACAGGAATAATAACATTAGGTAGTATTTCAACTGGAATACATAATATTGTTGTTTGGGGAGTCTAGGCGAATTAGTATGGCAAATATTGATAGTGATTCATTCCCACAAAATACGTATCCAGGATTTGGAGACCATGCTTTAACTCTTAGAAATTTGAGTGGAGCAGCTTCAGCTAGTGGATTATTAATGGGAATTGGTACTTCAGCTGCACCAGCAACTACAAGTACACCAGATGGTAAGTTTGTAGAAATACGTGCTGAAACAACTGCAACTAGTGGTGATAACCGTTTAATGTATCTTAGATACGCTTTGAATGGTGCTACTGGTGGTGAGTGTATTAGAGCGTTTACAAAACTTACTGCTTCTGGAAGTAATGTTCGTGGAGCACATATAAGTTTGGATATTGGTACTGGTGGTAGTGCTAGTGGTATTGGTATAGGTGTTGATGCACAGATTCTAGTTCTTAATGATACTTTGACTGGTGGTACTTATGCAGTAATAAATTCTGAGATTTATAGTGCTGGTAGTAGTACTAGTATTGCTAGTGTAACTGCAATGAGTTTCTTTAGAGCCGTTTTAACTGGAAACGCGACTGGTATTGCAGATGTTGATGATGAGGCTTATTTATTATCAATAAATGGTGGTGCAATAGGTTCAGGTAACATTGTATCAGCAGATAATGATGAGACTAAATTCTCACATAAGATTAGAATTAAAGCACAAGGTACTCTTATGTACTTAATGTGTACAGAGAGTTAGGAGTAAAATCCTATTTAACCCTTTTTTTTTTATATTATATATTTATAAATAATTAATTATATTATTCTCTTATGGTAAAAGATAGTGTTGAAACATGGAAAGATACTCTTGGAAGAATAGATAATAAATTAGTAAAATTATTTGTTAATAATAAGGATTCAGTATTCAGGATTGATGCAGATATTAATTCTAGTGTTAATGGAGATGTTGAAGTAAATTTTAAATCTAATTATAGTTTGGATTTACAAGATTTAGAACTTATAAAAGAAGCTTTTAAACCAGACGTTATGACAATAACTGGTAATGATGATGCAGATGTTGGGGTATTACTTATTCTTAGGTGGAAACCAAAAGAATAATCCTATTTAACCCTTTTTTTTTATATTATATTTTTATAAATAATTAACTTACTATTATATCATGGTTGAATTAGAATTAACGATTTTCGAGAGAATACAAACATTGACTATGCTACCAACAAAGGATACCCGTGTTGGATTAAGAGTATTAGAACAATCTAGGAATAAGATTGATTTTACTGAAGAAGAGATTAAGAAATTTGGAGTAGTCATTAATGGTGGTAATATTACTTGGAATAAAGAATCTGTTGGAGTTACTAAAAAGATTGATATTGGGGATTACGTTTTCAATATTATAAAAACTAGACTTGAAAAGTTAGATAAGGATAAGGAATTAGAGTTTAGACAATTAACATTATACGATAAAGTTATGGAAAAGTGATTATTCTTATATTGTAGGACTTCTTCATACTATTAGTGATATTAAGATGTCAACATATTATACAATAAAGAAAAGACTTACAAGCGATTCTAGTGGAGATGCTAGTGCAGTTACTGAATCAATAACTGGAGAATTAATAAGTATAGTTTCAGTTCCTGGAGCTAGTACGGTTCAACCTACTACTAATTTTGATTTGGATTTACAACAGGCTAATCTTAGTGGTGGAGTATTAGATTTAACATTATTTACTGATGATACAGTAGTTAATAATGCAGTTACTCAATGGTTACCAACTATCCCAGCAACTAAATCAGTTGATGGTAGTGCTAGTGTTTTGACTGAGAAGAGTCCAGTAATATTTGGTCCAATAACAATTATTGGTGCAAATATGGGTAATTCAAAGATTGCTGATATTATACTAGTTATCAAGACTGTATGAGTTGATTAGTAATGAGTTATACTACGGCTGCGAAAGTATTATCTGAGTTAAAAATAGTCTCTACCGATTTCGATTCTGACATTATTACTAATGATTTTATCCCACGTAGTGATGCTAAGATTGAATCTAGGACTGGTAAGACTTGGAGTACTGCTAGTAGTAAAACTGATTATTTTGATTTTAAGGGTAATATGTACCATCAGAATCCTTGGACTAATAAGGGATTCATTACAGGAAGTATTCCAACCCGTGAGGGTAGTGCTAGGTTTAGTTTAAAGACTACTCCAATTACTAGGCTTGATAGGGTTTACTTGCTTGGTATGGATAATACTTTTGCTAGCGTTCAAGTCTATAATAGTGCAGCTGCTACTTATGCTGATAAGACTGAGGAGGCTAATACTGTTCAGGGTGGGGATGACCCGTTTTATCCTTTTGCAAGTACTAGTGTAGAAGATGATATATTATATCTAGGAATGGATAATGCTTTCTTAGGTGTAGGTTTTAATCTTGCTACTCTTGGTACTGTTGGAGTGCTTATTTGGGAGTATTATAATGGTAGTAGTTGGACTGAATTAACAGTTACTGAAGGAGTTACTGATGCTGATGATTTATTGGCTAGTGGTGGAATTACTACTTGGGATTATCCTGGTGATTTTGAGCAAACAACAGTTAATAGTGAGGAGAAATACTGGGTTAGGTTAAGGATAACTACAAGCTATACTATCGCACCACGTGTTAATAACATTTTCTTAGACCAAGACGGTGTATTGATTGATGAAGTTAATCATAGTGAGATTAAGTGGAATAAGGATACTGGGGATTTGATTTTCTTAAAGAGTATCCCAGCAACAGGAATTAAGAAGATACGTGTTGATTATCATGCTGGAGCAAGTAGTATTCCAGAAACGGTTGAAGAATTAAGTACAATACTATCCTCTCAAGAAGTATTAACAGCCATAATGGGAGGTAGTTTCAAAGAGATGACTAGTGGTAGTGTTGCAGGAAAAACATGGAACTACGGCGAGCCGTATACAAATTTAAGGGCTACACTCATTGAGTTAAGGAAGCGAGAGAGTATGTTATGGAACATTCTAGGCACGGAAACGTTCTTTGCAGTTTGTTGATGTATTATGGGAGATTTTGGGGATAGATTCTTAGAAGCTACGGAAACATTGATTACTACTGCTGGTAATAGTGTTACTTATTATGCTCCTGTTACTAGGAGTACTGATGATTATGGTGATACTCTTGGTTATACTCAATCAGCGTCTAGTAGCAAAACTATGGCAATCCAACACATAGGGTTTTTAGATGACCAATTAAGAAAAGAGGGTATTTGGAGTGTTGGAGATATTAGGGTTGAGTGTAAGCCTAGTGATGACATTACTGATAATAGTAAGATTGTAATGACTGATGGTAGTACTTGGAGACTTAATAAGATAGTTGATGAGGATATGTCTAATGATGTGAATACTAGTAGCGTCTTTAGGGGTGTCAGGATTGATTAAGATTAAGAATAAAAAACTTTTTGAGAAATTAATTGTTAAGCGTATTTCTAATAATATCAAAGAAGAGTGGATGAAAGAGATTAGTCGTAAGACTAGTACTGGAGCTTCACGTTATAGGGATAGTATTAAGATAAAGTTGGAGGGTAGTAAGGCTAGGATTTATGCTGATTGGAATTCTAAAGTACCATTTTATTTAGAGTATGGAACTATTGGTCATATGATTAGACCTAAGAAGCCTGGTGGTACATTACATTGGCGTAGTAATGGTAAGGATTATTTTAGTAAGGGTCATTTCGTGTGTGGTATTAAGCCTTTGAATATTCTTGGTGGTACTGTTTTTCGTGTTTTGAGAAAATTATAAATAGTGTTGATGTTATATTATTCTTATAGGGGGTTTTATTCATACCCACACACGTGTGTACTCTCGAGCAAGCCTATAAAATTCGGGGGAACTTTATAATAAAGTATATATAATATTAAAGTTATTATCTTATTATGTTAAATCATAAGGAGAAGATATTATTATTTTTATTGAAGAATGAGAATTCTAATCTATTTATTATATCTAATTGTATTGAGGGTAAGAGGGATACTATCAAAAAGATATTGTCTAGTATGAAGTCTAAGGGTTATATTAAAGGGGTTTTATTGTTTGGTGAGAAGTTTTTTAGGTATCGTGTTACGGATTATGGTATTTCTTATTTGAAGTGTAATGATTTAATAAAATAGTAAACTATATATAATATTAAATTTATATTCTATTAGTGAGTGAAAATGGAATTAATGCTAAAGGAAACAAATAACTTTATTGAATGTCATGAATTTATTATTAGTCATGAAAAGAAAGGTAAATTTGACTATAAAATAAAGAATATAAGATTTTTTATAACAGGTGAACAATACGAAGCAAACTGTAATGTAATAGAAGAAAAAAGACAAAGACTAATGAAAAAGTATAATGCTTTTGGTTCTATATTATTAGTTGGTTCAGAATCAAGAAGAAATGGATTACACGGCATGAATTATCTATTAGAATTATATATTAAAATAATAGCAAAATCAAGGTAGATAAATATGGAAATATGTACAACAGGAGTTACTTTAATTGAAAAGTATTCAATTGAAGGAAAAAAAATTAAAATTGAAACTATTGATTATGAATATTCTGATAAATCTAGAGATACAGAAAAATTAATAAATATACCAAAAATTGATTTTATTCCAGATTTTGAAATTAAAGAAGCTTATGGTTTTAAAAAAATAATTAAAAAATTAGATAAATATTTTAGATGTGAAAGCAAATATTATATTTTTTGGATTGGATTAAAAGGAAATGATATTATATTAATTGAATTAAAAAGACCAGAAACAGAATATACAATATTAAATAGACCAATGAATAAAAAAGGAACAATAAAAGTAAAAAAAATAAGAGATTAATTAATATAGTAAAATTCTTAGAATTTAGAGATGAAATGAACAAAAAGTTTTGGAAGTGTAATAATTTAGAATAATCATTCTTATATTATAGGTTCTACCATTACTCTTAGTCAGTAAGAGTATTGACTAATTTTCAAATCCCAGAGGGGTGTCTAGTATGGTAGTAATAGAAGCAGTAGAGGATAAAGTAATTGAATGGCTAACCCAAGTTTTAGTAGACCCAAAGAGTGCAACTAGGGAGACTATTCAAACACAGACTTTTAATGGAAATGGAACTAATAAAGTATTCACTTTGTTAAATACTGCGTGGAGTGGGGGAGTATTGCGTTGTATTAATACTGTTACAGTTGATGGCACGGTTTTGAAAAAGCATGATGATTATACTATTAACAAATCTACAAGAGAGGTAACTTGTGATACTGCACCAAGTAATGATACTAGTAACGTGGTTATATCTTTGGATTATGGAACTAATTTCGTTCATAGGTATAAACAAGATTTTAAATTAACAGTTAGTACAATGCCAGTAGTACTTGTTGGTCGTATTGATAGTAATTATGAGAATGCTGGGATGAGTAGTAGTGATACAAAAGGTACTGTTGAGGTACAAGCAGATTTCATTACTAGTAGGGATAATGTTGAAGGAATAATAGATAGTGTAACCCTATCTAATGACCCATTAGTACATTATTGGACTCAGGATAGTAGGAAGAAAATCAAGAATAACAGGATTAGTAGAGAATTAGGGAGTAACATACGTTTTCTTAACATGAGTGATGCACCAGTAGCTAATTTAGAAGATGATACTCAAGCTTGTAGGAGAACTTTAAGAATCACATTCATAGGAGAAAATTTAGACGAAAATCAATAGAGATGAAATAAAAAATGACGGTAGTAAGATATTCTGGTAGAGATACAGAGATAGCAGTTAGGAAAGAAACTAATTGGGGTACTGACCCAGGTAGTGGGGAGTTTAGTCCTGGTAAATTATTGGATGCAACACTTAGGTTTGGTAATAATCTTCAGACTTTTAGAGGTATGGGTACTGGTAGTTTGAATATTGCAGACATTGTAGCTGGTGGTTATGATGTTGGGGGTAGTATGCGTGTTAATATTCGTACTGGGCAATTATTAGAAGGAGTATTAGGTGATAGTACTTATTCTACATCAAAACATACTTTTGCTGGAACTACAACTACAATACCTAGTTGGACAATGATATTCAATAAGACCACGGCTGCGACTGATGATGTTGATAATGTTACTGGTTGTTTCATTACAAGTATTAGTTTGAATCAAACCCTTAATGGAGTATTGACTGCTAGTATAGAATTCATAGGAAAAAAGAATACTAATGCTACAACTGCTGTTAATGTTACTGAGAGTACTGAGGCAATGCCTAATTGGGATGGTGCAGTATTAACTTGGAACTCTGCTGATGTCTTAAAATTACAAAGTGTCACGCTTGGTATAACAATTAATTATCAGATTGATAGGAGTTTGAGTAATCGTTTTATTGAAGAACCAATACCAATAGGTAGGGATTTCAAAATAACACCTAGTTTCAAATTGAATACTACTGACCGTGTAAGCATGAAACAAGATGCTATGACTCTTGGAGAAACTGCTAAGACTGGTGCTGATGGTCCTTGGGATAATAGTGATAGTGCAGATATGAATTTGAGGACTGCTGTTGTTAAATTCGTTCGTGAGAGTGGAGTTAAAGAATTCAGGTTTACTATGGCTAATTGTGCAGTTTTTGATTATAGTGAGACTAGTAGTGAGAATGATACTGTTAATGTTAATGCTACTATTAGTGGTAAATCAATGAGTGCTGAAGTATGGGATGGAGTTGAAAGCGATTACTGAAGATAACGTATTAGCTCCACCGTTAAGGTTTGATGAAGATTTCAAGACTGCATTCGTTGGTGATATAATGATGAGAAGGGAACATGAGCAAAAGGTTGAGACAAAATTAGATGGTATTGTCAAAGAGTTTGAGAAATTAAATTCTAACCTTAGTGGATTAAAAAATTCAATTAGTATGTTAAAGAAGAGATGAAAAATATGGCTGGAATAAAAGAATCTGTTACAAATGAAAAACTAGTAGGAAGAAAGATAGCAATTCAATGGAGAGGTAAGACTGTTCATGTTGCTGTGGGAAAACTAAGTTATGGTATGAGTTACTTAGCAGCTGATAAATCAGTACTAGAACCAATAATTGATGCTGTTGGTAAAAGGATTATGCGTTTTGAAGAAAAGAAAAAACCTAGTGCAATTCTTGGACAATTATGGATTATCACTTATGCGTTACAGGCTGGGGATTATGATAAGAATCAGTTTCCACCAACATTTGAAAACGTGTTTTTCTTAGATGCTAGTGAGGGTAATAAGATATTCGAGCATTATAATAATTGTTTCAAAATACAAAAGGAGGTACTGGACCCAAAAGAATAATCCCTATACTATTGTGTGGGGAAAATAGTAGACTTCCCGTAGTGTTCAAACGTAATATCAATTATAAGATATTATGGAGTGAGTATGGTTTGAATAAAGTGGATGCTGATAATTTAGGACTTGAAGAGGTTTTGGATATGTTGAAGACTTCTGCAATAATTCAAGAGTATATTAAAGAGAAAAATCCGAAGTGAGTAGATAATGGTTGATAAATTAGGTATTGAGATTGAGATTGATAGTAGTAAGTTAGAAGCACAATTAAGTAAGGCTTTTAGTAATGCTATGAAATCAGGTGGGGGTAGTAGTACTGGTAGTATTGCTGGAGGAGTAGCACTTGGTGGTGGAGCTTTAGAACTTGGAAAAGCTATTGCTGGTGGATTAGTTACTAGCAGTCCATTATTACAAGCAACACTTGTTAATTTTCAAACAATATCTAGACTAGTTCTTATGCCACTTGGTGATATGATTGCTAATCGTCTTGACCCACTTTTTGGTATGATTTTAAAGAATTGGGATATTATAGAGAAGATGGTTAAAGGAGTAGGTGCAGCTTTTAGTGGTGATGGATTCTTTGAAGCATTATTTAGTGGTATTGGTAGGATTGGTGGAACACTAACTGGAATTATTGGTGCATCAATTGGTAACGCCGTGTTTAGTATTATTAGATATTTAGATGTTCTTAAAGTTACTGATGTTGGTAAGATGAGTGATGAGGAGTTTAGTAGTTTCAAACCTGAAAACATAACATCAAGTGCAGAATCATTTGGTAAACTTGGTGAATTATTTGGAAGTGGTGTTGGTCAATTCTTAGATGATATAATAGAAGCTGCTTTAGACATGACTGGAATTAGTGATACTATGAAGGATATTGCAAGTAGTGCTAGTGGTGATGCTGATAGTTTTGATGCTAATATAGGGAAAGCTACTGAAACTGGTGTTGATGGAATAAAAGCTATGGGTACTGAGATGGATAGTGTTATTAGTAAAGCTAGGATTTTACAGTGTGTTCTTAATAATCAACAGGGGGGTATTTTACAGCGTATTCTTAATAATCAAAAGTATGGTCCACAATCACAATCTAATACGGATGGTAATAATCAAGGTTTTAGTGATGGTAGTGCTAATACTGTTGTTACTGAGGATATACAACCTGATGGTACTAATATTTGGAGGCTTGCTACTATTGAGGAACTTATACCAAGTCTTTTTTTGTAAGGTGAATGTTATGACTATAATTTCGAGATTAAGAAAGAACGGAGAAACAGATATTTTCAACACAGTAATACAACATATTACTACTGATGATGTTACTAATACTAAGATTGGTTTTATTACTAGAGAGAATATACCAAATAATAGTGGGATATTAACTATTGGTATTCCAAGAGTATTACCAAGTCAGAATGTTACTATTGATGCTACTGGTAGGAGTAGGTTAGCAATATTTGATTGTATTATTAATGAGAAGGATGCAGTAATTGATGGTGGTACTGGTAGTGCTGGTGGTAATACTACACTTACTGATACTGGCAAGGCATGGACTGTTAATGCTTTTGCTCAAGCTAAGGTTAGAATAACTGGGGGTACTGGTGATGGACAGAGTAGAACTATTAGTAGTAATACAGCAGACGTTTTGACTGTTACTAGTGCATGGACTACTAACCCAGGTAATGATAGCGTTTATCTAATTTATGATATTGGTTTATGGTACAAATTAAAAGTTTATCCTATGATGTTTGTAGATAATACAACTTCACCTTCTACTAATGGAGAAGCTCCTTTAATGGATTATTATAGTGCAAAACTTGGATATACTACAATGGTTGGTAAGATACTTAATGCTCCATTGACTAGTACTACGGTTCAAGGACAAAGCACTATTACATTCACGTTTTGGGAGGCTAGAAGATGACTTTTAAGCATAAGAGTATTGATATTAGTAGTGATGTTATTCGTGCTAGGGGAATATATTTTAGCAAAGAGAGTATTGACACTCTTATTATTGAATTAATACATAATACTACTACAACCTTTGTTGAAGGAGACTTGATAGAAGCATGGCGTGATGAGGGTAGTGGGGATGTTAAGAAGTTTACAGGATACATTCGTGGAATAGAAAAACAACCTAATCAAGTAAAAGTAGTTCTTAATTGTCGTGGTAAAATGGAAAAGGCAGTTAGGGCTAAACCATTTAATAAAACGTTTCTTGATACTGATAGTGATGCTGGAGTATTATCTAGTATTTATGAGGATATTGTTGATACTTATACTGATTTAACTAGTGATGTTACTAGTAGTAGTGGTTTTGATACTATAAGCATTTTCCCTTTTGTTGAGGCTAATCCTTTTGAAACAATGGAGCAGATACGTAAGATATTGAATTGGATTCATTATGTTGATTATGAGGATAGTGATAATGTTAAGCTATTACCCCCAAATACTACTGTTGAGACTACTACTTTACAACTTGGTGCTAGTAGTGGAACTAATAATATAATGTCTTTGCCAGTATGGAGTAAGACTACTCATAATTTAGCTAACCAAATAAAGATTAATGGAGCTCAAGAATTGGGTAGGACTTCAGAACCATTCAATGGAGATGGTACTACTACTGATTTCACTCTTAATTATGAGCCAGACGTTACTACTGGGGATACTGAAGTAACAGTTGATGGAACAATTCAAAGACAAGGAAAAGATGGTATAACTACTGATAGTTATGATTATACTGTTAATGTTGCTAATAAGAAAATAAAATTTGAAAGTGGTAGTATTCCAGCTGGTGGTACTGCAATAATAGTAAAGTATGTTGCTAAACAACCAATACCATTAGATATTGAAGACCCAGCTAGTATTACTACTCATGGGGAGTTTAGTGTTGCACACCCATATTATGATAGTGAGAGTAGTACTGTTGATGACGTTTTCGTTAAGGGTAAACAATTATTGAATTTGACTAAGACTCCAAGAAGGGCTACTACGTTAAAACTTGATATTGATATTTATACTGCTAGGCTTGGTCAAAAGTATCAAGTTAATGATTATGTTAATAGTGAATATGGAGAATTCTTTGTTGAGAAACTAGTATGGTATTATCCACATACGGGTGATGAGATTAATGTTGTTAATCAAATATTAGATAGTAGTGGAATATTAAATAGTGTTAATACCCGTATTAAACGTATTGAAGAGGAGTTCATGAAGAATCAGTCTAAGATTATTAGTAGTATAAAGGTTAATGCAGATATTAGTCTTAGGAGTTGGTTTGTTCAAACATTGGATGATAATAAGTTTGAGAGTTTTGCTGATGGGGTTAGTATTGGAGACGATAATATTATAGTTGGTACTGAACGTGATTTTAGTGATGGGGATTATGATGGTACTGAGACTAGTGGTGGAAAATTAACTTTGAGTTGATATAATATGAAGGATAATAAGTTTTTAATTCATGGTTTTTGTTGGTTATTATTAGTAGTGATAGTAGTTATTATTTTTGTATTAGTAGGATGTATGTGATGGATTATGGAAAATAAAATAGATTTAACAATTGAACAAAAATTGGTAATTGGATTTATATTAATATTAGTTACTTCAACAGCAGTATATTTTAGTCTTGGAGATACTGTTCGTATGAGAGTTGATGATGATAAGACTGTTTTTTATGTTAAGGATAGTCGTTGGTTGATTAGTGGTATTGAACAGAATAGATTGTTTAATGGAACTAAAATTATTAATAGAGTTATTAAATCAATAAGTAATAATTTAGTAAAATCTGGAAATAAATTAATCCGAACTAGGAATACTACATATAGTAATGGTGCTATGATTGTTGATACTTATGTTTTTGAGATTAATTCTACTGATATTGAAAAGTTCCCAGTAGAGCATAAAGTTGAATTGTTTAATGCTAAAGGATTATTTTATCGTTATAGTGTTGATAGATTGCAAGATACTGGAGACAAAAGAAAGCTAGTAAATGAGTATGAGTTAGAATTTGGATATAACATGAAGGTTAGTCTTAATGAAAATTATCGTTGGGCTTGGATTGGATATCCTTATGGGGCTGATTCTCTTGCTGCACAGTATGATATTGATAGTGATTATGAAGTATTGAATTTTAGATTATATGACCCTTATGAAAATCTTAAATTTATTAGGAGTGAAATTGATTTATTTGATGCTTGTTCTTATTATAAAATAGATTATTTAATACCTCCAACAGAAACAGATTTGTATAAGGATTTAGAATCTCTTAAAATAGATAAAATTAATGTAGTTAGTGGGAAATTAAATAATATTAGTATTAGTATAAAATTAGATAAGGTTTATTATGTTAATACAACAGATTATTCTACATGTTATGATTATTCGTTATTAGCAAGTTATAATAATACTAAGTATTGTTCTGATGTAGGTTTGAAACAATTTAATGACACGCATTGTATTATTGAAAATGATTGTATTATTGGTTATCATATAGATAAAGAGAGCAAAGATGTTTGGAGTATTATTAATAATTATGGTGTTAGTGAAAAAGAGTCAATTTCTGTTTTGAATGATTTTAATTCATACATGGTGTATAATAATTTTATTAAGAATAATGAATTTGATATTAAAATTTGTGGAGAATATACTCCAGTAAAAACAAAAGATGGTTTTGGGGTTAGTATAGACCATATACCAGAATACAAAGACAAAATTTATTCTGAATATGCTTGGTGGAATGCTTCTTGGAGTAATAAAAAATTAATAGATATTACTGCTGAAGAGAATAGTACCTCTTTCCAAGTATTAGCTAAAGTTGATTATGAGTCAGAAATGGAAATAGATTTTGATGATATACGTTTTGTTAATCGGGATGAAAATACTTCTTTAAGTTATTGGATTATTAATCAAACAGATAGTGATTATGCTTGGGTTTATTTTAAAATTGATACTATTGATTATTTGAATGGTACTCAAGCGTATTTGTATTATGGGAATAGTGGAGCTTCATCAGAATCTAGTAGGGCATCAACAATGTATTTTAATGAAGAATGGACTTCAATAAGTGGTACATATTGGAATACAGTCCTATCCCCAGCAGTTTCTAGTGGAATACTTATTCTTTCAATTAGTGGTAATACTATGGAAAAAGTGTATTCAAAAACAAGTTATGGTGCTGGTTATGCTCTTACTACATATTTTAAAACTATTGCTGCTTCTGGTTCTCAAAGACAAAATATGGGATTTCTTGATGGTGCAGTAGTAAGAAGTGATTGGAAGACTGGGGGTAATTGGATTATGGTTCAAGAGAGTAATTTACATTATTTTCTTGTAACTAATGGAGATGGTAGTTATGTATATTCTCCTGATGATAGAACTAATTACCATGAATTTGAGATTATTAGAAGGTCTGGCACTAGTAGTATGAGGTTAGATTATGTTGATTATCATGACACTATTGTTACTTCTCAACGCAGTTATCCTATTAGTTATATAGCAGAAACGTGGGGGGCTACTAGTACTGCTTATGTTGATTGGTGTTATATTAGAAAAGTAATGGATGTAGACCCAATAGTGTCTATTTCTGCGTATGTTCCAGTTTATACTATTGATAGTTATGTTTTAGACCCAGCAAGTCCTACATATTATACAACATCAGACGTTTATGTGTTTACTAGTGGGGAAAGTGAGTGGACTAATCTTACTGTGGAGTTTCCAAATAGTACAAAGTTTGTAGATAATGTTAATATGACTTTTGAGAACACTACCAGCAGTAGTTATACTAGTTTGAATTTCACAGCTAGTGGAACTTACTCTTTTGGTGTAGTTGGTATTGAGAGCACAGAAACAACAATGGATACTCTAAACTGGACTTATACAGTTCCTTATGCAATTGGTTCATATAGTATGAATCCGAGCAGTCCTGGTTATTTTGAAACAAGTGATATTTACATTTTTACTAGTGGAGAAAGCAAATGGACTAATCTTACAGTATCATACCCTAACAGTACTGTCTTAATTGATAATCAGAATATGACATTTGAAAATACTACTAGTGCTAGTTATTCAGATATTAATTTCACTTGGTATGGAGAATATACTTTTGGAGTTGTAGGAATAGATAGTACAGAATCAACAATGGATACTCTAAACTGGACTTATACAGTTCCTAATCCTGTTGATTGTAATTATACTT